TAAATGGAATGAAATGGAATGAATGAGACTTAGTCCCCGTATACCAACGAATATTTTTTATATTATACATATATTGCCCTATATGTCAAGTCCTATACTGAATGTATCAATATCAAATCTATCCATATCAATATCATATGAGTCATACTCTAACTCTTCCACTTCTATTACTCTTTCTTTAATATCATCTAAATCTAATGGTTCAAACTCATATACTTTGTTTAATACACTCATATTTTCCTCTTTTTCTCATAAAACTATTATAAATAGTATTGTATTAAAGAATAACGTATAATCAACGGTAGCTGCTCTTATACACCATTCAATAATACAACCAATAATAATGACATTCACTATAGGCATAATACACACATAAGACCGATATAGGGCAGTGTTAATAGTCACCCAGTGAATATATTGATAGTATAATACAATCAGAATACAGGGTTTCCCATTATACCCTAATACTTTTAAAAATAGAGTATTGAAATGGGTTTTACTGCATCTATAATATGGTATTACATTCCCACTCTAAATGCCATTGATAATACGCCACCTGATACCATCATAAATCTCCATGCAGTATTGCTATCAGTGAACCTCTTCCTTACTGATACATTATCTACAGTATATGTCACTGTGAATGGTAGATTCCTAGCCTTTATTACTTTACTTGACTTCATTATACTATACCTCTATTATGCTGTTAACAGAATATCCCAAGCATTACTAGGTCTATTCACTGGTTCAGCAGTACCGAATACTAACTTACTCTTAGCAGATACCTTGCGAGATACCCTTACTTTCTTTGACTTACATACTGTAACCTTTCCACCATTCATAAGGTATTCGGTTACTGCTAGAGTATTCAATAATGATTCTCTTACCTTTACTTCATTCTTATTCAATATACTCATAATATTATACCTCTTCAATATCAATAACACATAGTTCATTGGCACGTAGCATACCAGCTGCCTTTAATACTACCTCTTTAGCAGTATCTCCATATAGAGTATGCTTTCCAATGAGATACTCACCCATATACTCATATAATACACTAACCAGATACTCATTCATATAATCAATCTCTTTTCTTAAACTATGGTGTATTGTCCCATATTCTTTAGGAAATGTCAAGCATTATTTTCACTTATTTTCAATCTTTTTTCTTGTGTGGTATCAGTGGGTTACGAAGTTCCTACGGTGGGGTATTGACAAATGGCAGAGAGTGTGGTATAATGTATTGATTTATAATGACTTTTGACTTTATATAAGGGGATGATGGGGAGGGGGAGGGGTGCGCTAGAAAAACTTCATCCTGGGCCAAACTCTTTTTTTCAATATTTTATTTTCCCAGTAAAAAACGCAAAATACCCTTTTAGGATTTATCCTTTTTAGGATTCGTGATTTTCAAATTTTTTTTCTGGGGCAGGAATTCCCATACCCCCCTTTCGGTAATCTTCTATGATCAACTCATAGAGTCTCTCTAGTTTGGAAGCTATCTGTACGTTGTGGTTGTCCTCTGTGCACCAACGAGGAAGACCAGATTGAATCACCATTTGCCTCAGTTTATCGTTCATAATATTATTTTAGTGGGTTATAGTTCTTGTTGTTCTTTAGTTTAAGATATTCCATATACTCTTTGATAAAGAATACGGAAGGTCCAATGATATAAGGAGAGAACACCCACCACCAAGAGATAGTAGTGAGTCCAAATATTTTAAGTGTTAATAGTACAAGTAGTATGATACTATACATAATCAATAGTTTCCATAAAATTTAGTAGACCTCTCCCATTGTAACTTTCTTTCTTTGTTTCTTTCTGTTTGATATACATCAGTACTCTCTGTACCACAATAAGAACATACTGAGTATTCATACTTCAACCCATCGTTCTCTGAAAAATGATCTGATAAAAACCCTTCATTACAAATAGGACAAATATCTCCTTGCATTATTTCCTCTTGTTTATTAGTTTACTGTTAAGAACAAAGTTATCTACGACTAGTTTGGTGATAGTAGCTAACCAGACAGGAGAGTTCATCTCAGGGTCTAATGGTCTGTATCTTTCCACAACTTCTGATGCCATTAAATCCCATACTCTTTTACTATCTATATTAGTTCCATTGAAGTCAGTAGGGTCTTCTTTATTGACTTCCTTTGCTAACTCAGCAACTACTCTCACATATTCAGATAGTGTCATGGCAAATTCCTAGGTTGTGGTGTATGTGTTCTGGGGTTAATCTCGTAAGGTTCACTCTTAATAGGAGCAGATGGTTTTGATACGACACTAGATTTAACCGTAGAAGTATTCGGATGCTGATTAGGAACAATAGCACCATACCATATGGTAAGTCCTGCAAGATAAAAGAATGCCAATCTAGTGGCTTTCAACCTTCCATTCCACATGGAAGAGAGTGCCACAAAAGACACTCCCATCATAAAGGAGAAAAGGTTGAGAGATTCTACAGAGATTTCAAAGATGTTCATGATATATTATTGGAACCGCCGTTATTCATTTAGGAGAGTGGGATTCGAACCACCCTCAGAGATAAAATCCTCTGCTAGTTGTTCGGCAAGTTCCTCATTCGTATGATACGTCTTCTTAATATGTGTATTGTTCATGAGGTATTCTACTGAGTACCCAGAGATGGATGCATAGTAAATACGTGCCTCACGATTACCAGCAGAATATTGATGTATTAGTTGCATAATTGACTCCTATGAAATAAGTCCGATAAAACGATTTAGTATCACTCTGTTAGAGATTTTGTTACCAGCATACTTAGAGAATGCAGTTACAAGACTCTTAGTTGTTTTTGCACTGGTTTTGAATTCTTCCTCTTCATCAAAAGCACCCTTATCAGATCTAAGAAGATAGTATTCATCAAAACCAATACTAGTAGCAACCGCATGTTTTTCTTTTCTAAATTCTTGATTCACTTTGTCATGTGATTCATAATCAGGGAAAAAAGTATATATCTTATTTCTCAACTGTTTACTACTAAGAATATAGAATCCAATGATGTTACAGTTAGTCCTCAACTTCAACAACTTAATAAATGCAGCGGTCTGATTATAAGAACTACTAACATTCTTGATTCTTACCTGATGCCTTGTCTTAGGGTCAGTAAGCACAATAACATTAGGTCTGAAACCATTAGTAGTATAATCTCCACGACTAAGGTATTTGAAATTTCCATATGCATCATAATAACCATTTGATGGATTACCTTCACCATCAGTCAAGAATACCGTATTGACTATTTGTAACCTATACTTCTTCTGAAACTGTGGAATGATTTCCATAGCACTAACAATAACCTCATTCAATGGTGTACCATTCATATAAAAGATTGATGGTGGACTAATCTTATGTGCAGAAAGTGAAAGCATTACACCGGCTGCATATGCAAACTCAGAAGCAGACATACGACTAGAGAAAATGTTTACCAATCTAAAATCATGTTTCAATTGAATCTCATTTGCATTAATTTTCTGATCAGAATTAATACCATAACTGTCAGTGAAAGAATATACTTCATATGGAATATTAACTTTCTTACAGAACATAACCAGATTCATCAATTGCTTTACAGTATTCTCAATATGTTGAGTCATAGAACCAGACCAATCCAAGAACATGATCAGACCATGTGATTTGCCATTAGGTGTTACAGTGATCTTCTTGAAGATATCTTCATTGAACTTGTAAGAGAAAATCTTATCCATGTTCAAGTCACCTGTCTTAGCAGTAGATGCTTTCTTCATCTGATCTGCATTCTTACGTAGTTCAAACTCCTTGACCATATAAGATACAACTTTCATACTTTCCTTACGGAACTTTTGAAACCCTTCAGTGTCAACAAATTTATAACCGTAATATTCCATCCACTTTTTATCGATTTGAGATACATGTTCAGCATAAATCTTATATGTTTCTTTATAATCAATAATCATTGGTTCAACATTGATCTTAGGAAGATTCATATAGAAATAATTTTCATTTGATTCAGCAAACAGTTGAGATTCATTCTCTCTGTATGCATCATCAGTATGTGAACGAATGTCTTCTTCATCTACAGATGGTTTTCTGCCGCCTTTTTCATCGCTTTCTGAATCATTTTCATTAGGTTCATCACCTTCATCCTCTTCAGATTGGTTATCAGAGTTAGAGGAACCATCTTGATCCTCTTCTTCAGTTTCCTCACCATTTTGACCTTCTGAATTTTCGTCAGAATTTTCACTCTCTTCAGATTCTGTCTCCGGCCCGTTGTCCGAAACACCTTCTTCTTCGGGTTCTTCTCCCTTTTTACCCAGAATCTTTTCACCACCCTCGGACTGTTCCTCATCGGATTCATCATAATCAGCACCTTCTAGGTTTTCTAAGTCAAGTTCATTGAGTTCATCTTGGAGTTGTTTCTCCATTTCCTCTCTCATGAACTTGGTGATACGTTTTGTCAACTCAACAACTTCTTCATAAGTGTTAGTAGATTCAACTTCATCAAGAAGAACACGTTCCTCATCATTGAATTTGATGTTAAGACCTGCACCAACCTTGCAATGTAGGTTGATACGGTCAATGAAGTTCATGACATCAAGGTTTTTACCTTCAGTTGCAAAGAAATTCTTTGCAAACAATGCATTATATGCTTTAACAAAGGAATGACGAATACCTGGATACTTGTATTTGATCTTACGTTCAATACGAGAGTCCTCAACAACGTTAAGAACAGACATGTTAACATTGTCTTCACGTGCCTGACGCATTGCTTCAAATGGAGTATACAGTGCATGACCAACTTCATGACCCATAAACAAGTCATATGTCCAAGAATCAATCTTAGAATCAAGAACAGGAACAGTAAGAATGCGATTCTTAACATCAAATGATGCCGTAGATACATTTCTTTGCTCAATGTGCAAGTTCTCAGTTGCCATTAACTTAGCAAGAAGTGATTTTGTTTCAAGAAGTTGTGTCATAATGTAGATTTCCTCTTTGTTCTCTCAGTGTATGGTGATATTATACCATAGAAAATGGTAAAAGTCAATCATTTTTTCTACTTACAACAATAACATTACCTTTTACACCCATTTTCATTTCTGTAACAAGAACAGTTTCTTCATCCCAACCCAATTCTTCAATGAGTTCATCAGGAATAGTAATAAAATAAGATGGATCTAGTTCATTATCAATTTCTATTACACATTTATATGATTTTCCCATCACATATCATACCTTGGTTCATCAAGAATAAGAATCTTACCCTCATCCTTTGCCTTTTTCATCAAAGTTAACTCTTCTACGAAAGAATATAACTCATCCAGTGAAAGATCACCCAATGCAAGTTCCATTGCATAGTCATCATCTTGTTCTTCTAACCCATAAACTCTATCAAACATTATAATACCTCATTTTTACGACCAAGAGAAGCTGGATTCATGTCTTTTGTGACATAAACATAGTTTCCTTTGTGGAGTGGAGCAAGACATTGACCAACATGTTCAACAATCTTACGATCAGATTCAGATAATTTGTGGAAATCACGCATAATGCCTGATTTTGTGAGTGCGCCAGTAACACCCGTATCAAGAGATCGGTATTCTGGTGCAATTCTGTCACTGGGAATGGACAGGTTATAACTAGTCAAGGGTCTAAACTCTTGATTTCTAGAAACTTTTTGCTTTTGAACAACATTTTTGGGCTTGCGCTTAGGTTTGTACTTAGGAACGGCACAATAAATCATAATATAATCACCTTTTTTGAGTTTGTGATGTATATTATACCACACTCACCCAAAAATGTCAAGAAATTACTCAGTCAAAGTAGTAATCATTCTCTTTTTCGTAGTTTTTATACTCTTTTGCCTTGAATCTTGTTGTTGTTACGTTCTTAGCACGTTTAACTTCAACACTTTCATTGCTTTTCTTCTTGTGTTTTAGAAAAGTTCCACCAAATCCTTCATAATCTTCTTCATAAAGATGATTTTTATGAATATTTGCTAAGTTCTTTGCCACTTTATAGCTCCTGTTTCATGTTAATGCCTTTATTTTACTACCAGGCACGTTATGGTAGCATGTCAGGGAACGCTGCCTTGACAAATCCATAAGTTAATCCTTGAACACCTTGATCTTTCTTGAAAATCCCGATAACAACTTCTGCTTCACGAGGTTCAAGTGACTCAAGTAACTGAATCAATAGTTCATTTCGTTTTCTTGGAGTTAAACTTTCTGCGGTTCCATCGCCCATACGGAATAGGTATAGTTTCCTTAACTCAGTTCCCAACTGACAAACAGATATTCCTGGTTTGGTGTCAGGGACTTTGTAGTTTTGGGGCATTTCTGTTACTAACCATTGCCATGCAGGATGGTATGTTAGTTTAAGAGTATTGACTAGAGTTTGTGATAAGTTCTTTTGTATCACCAACATTCTTTCTTGATCTGTGTTTGCCATTTCAAATTCATCAAACACTTCATACATATTTTTATTAGACATTAAAATTCCTCAATCACTTCCATTAAGTTCATCAGTTTCTTTTCCATAAAGTAATTAACCAACTTATTCTTAGGTGATGGTTTTACTTCCTCATAGGTATTTATGATTTTTTCTTTTATATCAACAGGGATATGTTCTAGGTCAATCAGCATCTGATTTCTACTGAAACCTGTCTTAGCATAGTTGTCTTTCCACTCATTCCAATCCTCATTAAGAAGTTTGTCAAGAGTACCCTTAGTGATTGGTTTCTGTCTAAAATCATTTACAAAACAATCAGGTGGAGAAAATACGTTAGGAATACCATCTCCCTTATCACCACGGATAATCTTTTCCTTTAGTTCTTCATGTGGGTTCTCTGAAATGAGATATTTCTTCTGTGCTGGATTGTATTGCTTAATAGAATACTTTCCTGTGTTGTATTTCTGTAGTTGTAAGAAGTCACCATCACTAGAGAGAATAAGAACATTCTCATGTGCAACGTGTCTAGGTGCCAAAGTTCCGATAATATCATCTGCTTCAGCACGTTCAACATCAATGACCTTGTACGGGAAGTTTTCTTTTAGTTCTTCCTTAAATCTAGCAAGCATATCAAAAATAAGATGCCAATCTAGATCGGACTTATCACGTGTTTTCTTACGACCAGCTTTATAGAATGGGAAGACCTCTCTTCTCCAATACTTACGATTATCACAACACATAATAACTTCACCATATTCCTTACGGAAGTTCTTCATGTGTGTTCTAATAATGTTGAGGATCATATGTCTAATAAGATCCTCTTGTAGTTTGTTACTCTTCTGGTTGTTGATCTGTGCCATCAACCCAGAAATCAGAACCTGATTCAAATCAATCAATATCATTATATAACCTATATTTTAATGTAATTCAGTGGGTTTCATTGTTTTTACCACACCATCGTTAAATTCTTGTGATGTAGTGGTTTTCTTGTGGATAATACCATACCAACCAGATTCAATCAGATTGGACATATAAACTAATGGATCTGCTAAGATTGCTTCAAAATTGTCAAAGTGGACATTACCACATGGTAGATCTTTAACTAAGGTAATATGATACATATCTCCAAGTTTACTTCCACCTAGTGCAACACCATCATCAGAATATTCACCGCCCTCTATAGAAACCAATCCCTCTGCTTTTCCGGGTAAGAATGACAAACAATCATAACTCTTACCTTTCATATCTTCTAGTTCTAGTAACATGTATCCCTTCCCCTAGTTGTGGCTAATGAAGATCATTATACATCAAATCATGTCATGTGTCAAGTAGAATCTTTAAGTGGTTCCTGTGAACTCTTACCATAATCCAATGATTATAGAATTCATTTGGTTTGCGTAGAACATCTTGTACAAACTGTTCTCTTGCTTCCATATAGTTGCATTCACCCTTAGATAGACATAGGTGAATTATTTCTCTGGTGAATAGGTCTTTACCAAGTTCTTTTACATCATCTTTTAGATCTTGGTTAGATCCATAGTATGATTTCCAATCACTTTGTACTTTCATTCTCTTCTTCTTACCTTTTACCTGTTTGGTCTTGGTAGAATAAAAGAACTTCTTGCCTATATATTTTTTGTTGGTAGAAAGGTTGGTGATGATATAGATGAATCCATAATTCTCACTAACCAGATCTTCTGTAAATACTTCTTTATTATAAGTCCATTCTAATGCCATGATTCCTCATCCAATTCATCTTCACCTTCTATATAGTCGGTGTCAGATTCATCGGACAGGTCTTCAATTGGTTCACCGCAAAACGGACAGTATTCTGGAAATTCTTTAGATGATAACATCTCGTTATAATTCACTAAGAATACTGACTCACATTCATGACATTCTCCATTTATCGTTTTTATTATTGACATTTATTTCCCTAATGTTTAGTTTGCCCAAACATCACCCCAACTTCCAGATAAAGCACCTTTTGCATAGTCAGTAGCCCTATTCTCAAAAAAGTTGGTGTGTGTTGGCGCATTAATCATTTCCTCTACCCAGGGCAATGGGTTCCTTTTTACTTTAAAGATTCCTTTCAATCCCAGTGAGATCAAACGGCGATCTGCGATATAACGAATATATTTCTTAACATCCTCAGATGATAATTCTTCCATTGCACCAGTTGAGAATGCCAAGTCAATAAACTTATCTTCTAGTTCAACCATTCTTTCAGCAATAGCGTAAATCTTTGATTTCAGATCATCATTCCAAATCTCACGATTTTCTTCTATATAGGTTTTGAACAATTTGATCATTCCTTCTGTATGTTGGGTTTCATCCACAATAGACCAAGTAACGATTTGTCCCATTCCTTTCATCTTACCATGTCTAGGAAAGTTGAGAAGCATGATGAATGATGAGAATAACTGCATACCTTCAGTGAAAGCAGAAAAGACAGCAATATGGGTGGCAGTAGACTCAACAGTACCATTCTTAGAAGATATATCCATAACATAATCATGTTTCTCTTTCATCTCCGCATATTCAAAGAATTCATTATAAGTTGTTTCTGGAAGACCCAGAGTTTCAATAAGATGACTGTAAGCTGCAATATGTAATGATTCTCTTGCTGCAAACCCAAGAAGCATCATACGAACTTCTGGTTGGGGGAAATGTGGAAGATAGTTGTTTACATAACCACCTGCAACGTCAATATCCCCTTGAGTGAAGAATCTAAAAATTTGTGTAAGGAAATGCTTTTCCTCTTTAGATAACTTCTTCTTCCAATCTTGAACGTCTTCCAACATTGGAACTTCTGTGTGTAACCAATGGGACTGCTCATGCTTCAACCAAGCATCATATGCCCAAGGATAGTTGAATGGTTTGAAATATGTTCTATCTTCCGTTAACTTATGTTCTATTTTCTTAATCATAACTAACCTTGAAATTTGTTGCAATTGCTGTTCTACTTTTATCTGTTCTATTCAAATCTGTTGAGTGTACAATGTGACCAGGAAATACAATCATTCTTCCTTTTTTGGTATTTACTCGATTATACACTCTACTATCTTGGCCATCTTCATAATAATTTGTCCAAAATGAACCGGCTGATGGATCATGTAACAAT